GGGAAGGCAATCGTCGGATTCGTGTGTTCGAGGGTTAGGGTTGTGCCGCTAAGAGAAAGCGAGATATTGTCGCCCACAACATTAAGAGTGGAACCCGTACCCAGCGACACACCTTCGTCTTTACCCATCACTCCGAACTGAGCCGCTCCTGCCCCGCCTGCAACTGCATCCACAAACAAGACTGTGCCAGTCCTTACGACAGTTAAGTTACTGCCAAAACTTACCGAAGTTCCTGTACCTATTGCATTAGCATCGTCATACGCCATGACACCAATATTGTCATAAGGGTCGGGAGAGTTGGATAATTCTAAAGATGTTCCGCTAATCGAGAAGGTTAACCTCGAACCATTTACATTGAATATCGAACCTGTCCCAAGTGGCACGCCTTGATTCTGTCCATACACTCCAATGACTTCTTGAGGAAATGTAATAACTGGGTTGGTGTGAAGAAGTCTAAGAACCGTACCGCTTCTCGATAATACAACGTCGTCCCCCACCACGTTCAGGATAGTTCCGGTTCCTAAAGGTACTCCCTCATCCTGTCCCGCCATGCCGAATTGAGCCGCTCCCGGAGGGATGGCTTCAAGTTGTTTTATTCGATATTCATGCGTGGGGGTTACAACAGAACCACTAACTCCAACCCACGCCTCCAACGCTTCGATAGCGTCATTGGCGTTGGAGTGTTCGTCACTGTGTAGGACAGCAGGGGTGTTTAGGTCGTCTGCCGGAGTCGGGTTGGTGAAGTTATCGAGAGACCCAGGAAAGTTTGTCGGCATTAAGCCTCTTCACTAGACGCTTCACCGTGCCATGTATTATCCGAGTCTTTGACGATGGTTATTTCTCTCTTCATTGGTTTCTGTTCAACATTCACGTTCACTTCCAAAGGCGTAGGTTCGACATTCACTTGATTGATGACTTCAAGCGGTGTTGGATTGACATTGACTAAGTTTTCAATAGTCACTGGGGTTGGGTTAATGTTTATCACAGCCCGCTCAACACTGACTTCGTTAGTGATCGGAGTAGGCGAAACATTGACATGAATATTGGGAGGCACAGAGTCTTTTTCGACAATCACACTGAGTCGTTCGAGTTTATCTGTCATTGATTTCATCATCTGCGCCGCTTCGGGCTGGGTGTTGTTGATAATGACCTGCATGTCGTCCTCTTTTCGCTCCTGCATCGGGGAGGTAATGTTGATTTGCGGCATGGTGATATTCGGAGGATTCACCACGACACTAATGGGCTGTTGTGCTTGTCTTGGAAGCGATCTCATGCGAATTGGTTCTGGCAAATCCTGAATAGATTCCAGTTCACGCGCCTCCGCCTCTTCAATGGCGTTTTGAATTTCAATCTCGACATGAGCCGAGATATACTCAGGAAGGGACTTGTTGATCTTCGACTTCACCTCTTCGATCAGTTCCGAGAAGTCCGCCAGCCCCTCCATGTCTTTCGGGTTCATCAGCAAATCCGACTGAGCCAGATTGTAGACAATTGCCTTGCCAAGAAACTCAGAGAATCCGTCTTGTATCCGTTTCTTCAAAGATTCGGTGTCTACGCCCTCTTCTTCCAAATCTCCAAACTCGAACTCTCCCACGCGACCCACAATTCCCGAAAGAATGGGAGCGAAGGCGTCTCCTGAGAACACGGATTCCAGTAACGCCGATTTCATCTCCACCGAGTCGTCTGTGCTCAAAGTCTCGTAGACATTCGGGGCAACGATAGAAACCACCGTGTATATGGTCTGGTCAAGGTTGGCGGGTCTGAATGAAACCAGAGACTTCTTCATCTCTCCGTCCCCTCCAAGCGAAGGAGGTTGAGGAGAACCTACGGAGCCGGGTCTCTCTGGGGGTTTCTTTCCAAAAGCGGGTTTTCCAAACGCTCCCAGTTCTGGCTTGGGTGCTTTAGCGTCTGGAGGAGGAGCCTCAGGCATCGAGATCGTGAAGAGCCCGTCTTGAATGGCTTGTAATCTAGCCTCCTGCGGGCTGATGGCTTCCATTTCGTGATACTGATTCATGGCGGTGGCATTGGCCAGTCTCGCTCTGCCAAGCATCGAGAGTCGTTCGCCGTCTGTGTCAATAAAGTCAAAGCGAAGATTGTCAGGGAGAATGTTTTCGATAAAGAATTTTATCTTTCCCTTGTTTCGCGCCTTGCCTGTGCGATTGGTCTTTTGTTCACCGCGTATTGAACCAGCCAGAGTTTCACCGGAAGCCGAAGAACCCGCCAGTCCAATGTCTGAGGTGGTCATGCCGTAAGCCGAGCAAACCAATGAAGCATACTTAAGAGTTATTCTGTCATACATGATGTCGTTGGGAGCGGAGCCGAGAGGAATGAACTGAACCTTGCCCGTATGTTCCGCGAGAACGGGAATCTTGAACCCGTCCGTCACGCCGCCCTGCGTAAAGGTTCTAAAGGACTCGATCCATGTGTTTGCGTCCTCCCATGTGATGTCCCCTAAATCGAAGATACCAGCCGGGGGAATGTCTAGGAGCAAGTTGGCATAGTACCTATCCCCTCTTGCGAGCATCTCCATTGCTAAAAACGCTTTTTCAGGAGGGGCGACTCCCCAGCCCTTTCTTTCGATTTCAGGTCTTGGGCTCATGTAAGCCCTTGCTATCGCGTGTGCGGGGAAGGACGCATAATAACCGTTATAGTATTGAATAACCGGAACGTCTTTGTTGTTGGTCGGGTAAAGAGTGCCACCATCCAAGGGCTCCAGCCACACGGCTCTTCCCTCTTCGGAGTCTCCCTTCCTTCCTACTTCCCAGCCAGTTCCGAACGGCAAGTCATTTAAGTCTGAAAGAAACCACTCTAAGAATCCAATCCAGTCCAGTCCTGAATTCCCGCCATTTCTAAAGAACTTCTCGTAGTAGTCTATCGTCCCTTTCAACTCATCGCGCTGGTCTGATTTTCTGGGCGTAATCTTCCAGTCCAAATCAGAGACATTGGAAATCATCGTATCTTTACAAGCCGTTGCCACTGGCTGAGAAGCGACCCACGCCCGCCACTGTCCAGGGGTCAGAGTCGAAGGCTGAGACCATCCAGGAACCATCCTTGCAAAATAAGCGTCTGATACGCGCATACTCCGCTGACCTTTTTCCCTGGTCGGCTGGGGCACTTTCAGAATATCTACGGTGGGAACGTTTCCTGAATTAGAAGGCATAATTCCTCATATTGTCACAAAGGGCAGGCGACCCCATTTTTTAGCGGGGTTAAGAACATACATACCGGAGGTTACAGAGGTTATAGTATCGTCATGGGACACCAGGGTAAATCCATCCAACTGACCCAGGAACTTATCGTTCCACGATCCCTTCGCCATCCACATCCGTCCCTCTGCGGCTACTCCGAACCAGTGGTTGTTCGCGGCCAATACTCTATCTCCGACTTTCCTAACATCAACCTCTAAAACTTGATGAGTGTTGAGTTCTGGATTTCTGGTGTCTTTGAACGCCGCGCCCACAGCCGCAACCTGATTCTTCCCCGCCCCGCCTGGGTCTTGGTCTACATAAACCGGAACGGTGTAGCCGTCGTATTTAGCGGTGTTCTTAATGACTTCCAATAGCTTCTCCCACGTCCACCAACCCGACACCTGATTCTCCAGAATGAAGTGCGGCTGTTTTTCCTGTCCCTCCAAAATATGTTCTCGGTAAATTTCCAGCCATTCGGGGTTATCCTTTGGTATAAATTTGATGAGCAAAGACCCCACCGATTCATCGGGGTCGTCCTTTGCGACTTTCTTTTCACTGGCGGCGGTGTCCCAGGAACGAATCTTCTTGATGATTCTTTCGGGCAGGACGGTGATTGTTTTGTTCTTGAACCAAGAACTGTAACCAATCTGACCGCCTTCGTCTGCCACCAGACCTTCGACCTCACGCGCATGAAGCCAGCCGGATGGATACGCCGCGCTCAAGCTCACATAATAGGTCTCAGGCAGGTTGTCTTTATTATCTTCCTGAGTTAATCTGTAACTGTCTATAAGAATTGTACCTTCTGGCGCAATTTTAGCAAACGCTTCCTTTGCCCAATCAGGCATTTCTTTGTCTACAAAGAATTTTGTCGTCCAATGCTGAGAGCCCTTGGGGGTATAGGTTGCCCAAATTTGAGGATTCTTGCCAACGCGCACAGAGGGTATTGCGATTCTCCAAGGCCCGCCCGTCTTATCTCTCGCGGCTTCGTCGTACCAAAGCCAGTTGATATTCGGGCCTCGCGCCGAGTCTTCGTCTTTGAGACCTTTACAATATACCTTGACCCCGTTCATAAACACCATCACGAAAGGCTCGTGAGGCTCCCAGTCGGGTCTCATCCTGTGTCTTTGAGATGGAACGACCATGCTCCAGGGAAGCCACTCCCTAAATTCAGGCCACGTTGAAATCTTGAAGTTGGCAAAGTCAGGGTTCATAATCGCGCCCGACTCGCCAGCCATGATTTTACGAAGGGCTTTTTGTGAACCGCATCCAGATTTTCCGCATCCCCTAGGCCCAAACGCCGAAACAAAGTGACTGGTAGAGGCTATGAAATTCTTGTGGTTTTCAGATGGGTGATAGGACGCGCCGTTGAGTTTGACGAAATACCCGTTGGGGTCAACGGGCCACGTTTTCTTTTTTCTGTCCTGAAACAAGTTAAGCGATTGTTCGGGAACTCTTTCCCCCCTAGATTCTAATTCTTTTGTGTACAGATAGAGGAGCTTCCATTCCTCGTCTGTGAGGGGTTTTCTAGTCGAGAGGTTCGGCAACTCTTATGTTTCTTCTTTTTCCTCTGCGTCTATTACGTCTGTCGCTGTCGCATTGGCCCGCTCTGCCAGTTCCCTGAACTTCTGCTGAATGTCAGGGGTTTCCATTTTAGTCATTTCTTCAATGACCCTCTGCACCTGCATGAGTCCTCTCACTTCGTAGTTCGCCTTGAAGAAAGCCTGATTAGCGGCGGCGGAAGAATCGAAAGGCTTTTCCATGATCTCGCCAAAGGCTTTGTCGCTGATGGCAATGTTTCGATTGAGTTGCCTTTCAATCTCCCTTACTCTGCTCTGAATTACCTTCTCGTCGGATTCCTCTGAAACTCTGGCGAGCATTACATCCTTCCACTCAACCCACTCATCGTGTATCCAGTGCCTCAAAGTCCCTTCCTGGACAACCTTTCCTTGCTCGTCTTCTGGGAATATGTTTAGTTCGACGGCTTCTCTTGCGGAGAGACAACCATGCTTGAACCAGAGTGCGCGGATTTTAATTTTGTAAACATCCGAAAATCTGTCGTTACTACGCGGCAAGTCGTTTCAACTCCGCTGGAATAGCCTTCTCCATGTTGGCATAGGAGTAGCCTTTCATCTTTGTCCCCTCCAGGTATAAAAAGACCACAGCCTTTCCGTGCCTTGTCATCTCAAGGTAAGGTGTGTCTCTTTTTGCCGCAAGCCGTTTGATATTCTTAATATCTTTGTCGTATGTCATGGGATGTATTGTAAACTTAAAGCCGGTTATTGTAAACCGTATGTCTCACAAAACAGTTTGTAAGCCCTGTGGCTCAACACGGAACTTCTGCCCCTTTCACCTTTTCCCTCTGCGTGAAAGCGAATCTCTTCAAGAAAGTCTTCAAAGGTCACGTTGGGGTCTGGCGCGTCAGGCTCCGCAGAAGCGGTCTCGAAGTACCACTTCTTGTACTGAGGGAAACATCTTTCTGGATTGGAGGCGGCATGACGCCACATTGCCCACACAACCCCCATGTGTGAGCCGAAGCCTTTGTTTTCCTTGTGCCATCTCTCGAGCTTGTTTACAGAAGCCGCTGCCCCCCATTCCATGAACTGCTCCCAGCACTCCCTGTCATTATACTTTTTGTTCGTGCTTACTCGTCTGGTTAGTGCCATAAGTTCTCCTTTTCCTTCAAATTATATCACTATACAGAGTTTGTAAATTATAGTTCCGTGAGAATACACGGTGGTTTTATGAGAGCCAGATAAGAAAGTCATGAAAACCATTGACAGATAGAACAAAGGTGCTATACTGTACGAAATCAGGAGCGATCATGGCAAAACACAAGGATGTTCTCAAGTTCGTAATTCGCTATAAGTCTGAACACAATGGCAACAGCCCCTCCTACGAGGAGATCATGGCTGGGTGCGAAATAAAGTCAAAGAGCCACGTTAGCGGGATATTGGACGAGTTGGAAAATGATGGCTTGCTGGAACACAACGGCGTCAAGAGCATCAACATTCCTAACAGCGTATGGGAATTGAAGGAGGCACAATGAACAAAACCTGGCTGGCAAATTTTTTCGATAATAACAGGGAGATCATCGAGTCGGCAGAAACCCCCTTTGCGAAACTGTCTATTTTCATACTGCCAATCCTTGCGCCGTCTGTTCCAGCAACGATGACCGGATTGCACCTCTACAAACTCTTCATTGAGCTGTTTACCTTCCAGCACGGGGACGGCGTGGCGTTCGTCCTGTCTGCGATCATCTCTACGGTTCTTGAGTTGTTGGGCTACGTCGGAGCAATCTCGTTTATTTCAAGCCTTTTCAAATGGGTCAAATTCCGCAAGGACGAGTATCTTCTGCCATTCTCGCTGAATGGCGGCGCATACCTGTTCTACCTTATTGCGATGTGGCTTATTAACATCCAGCTTGGGAAGTATTTCGGAACCCCTCAAATCGTCAACAGCATCTTCGGGCTCTTATCGTTCATTACTGTTCCCACCGGACTGCTTGCGGCGAACCACCTAAGCCAGAAGGCGGAGGCGGAAACCGAAACTGTTCTTCGCAACGAACAGCGCGAGTACAATTTGAAGAAGTACAAAATCAAGCACGGCATGAATCCAGACCCGGTGTATCAGCAAGCGACACAGACGGTTTCTCAACGCAACCACAGGGCGTCCGACTACAAGGACTACGTGTTTGAGTTATTGAATGAGAACATGGGCGAGTTGCTCAATCCCGATGGCTCTGTGTCTTTATCCAAGATCACCGAGAAGGTCAACAAGAAGAAGCGTGTCGAGCTAGCGCACTCGGCTGTCAAGGGAACTTGGTACAAGTTCCTGCAAGAATGGAAACGCACCAGACCACAGTAGGCGTTTTCCTGTAAAAAATGCGCTTTTGTAGAAAGGATGGCTACGTTTGAAAACCAATCGAAACTTATGGATACGTGTCTGTCGTTTCCTGAAACGTAGCGGAAACGCAGTTTGCGTATCTGGAAACGTAGCGGAAACGCAGTGATCGAACTGGCGCAAATCCTGATGTTGTCTGTAGTTGTTGCGGGACACGTATTTCTGCTGTTCGATCCCGCTCCAAGTATCGGTCAAAGTCGCCAGGGATTCGCGGAGTTCTGGGTAGACGGCAAATTCGTAAAATATATTGATTTGAGATAAGGAGAACACTATGAATAATGTATCGGAAATGGTTAGGGTGCTTAGACGTGTGGCAATGATTACGGGTTTCATCGTTCTGTTGATTTCCGTTTTCTTTTCCTACGACGGTTTTGACCAAGGCGTGACGGGAGGGAACTCAGGATACACGGTGTTAGCCACCATTATCGGGATTGTCTTAGCGGTGGTATTCAGCGTCATCCAGTTCATATTTGGAACCAACTATAAAGACCTGAACTGGACTCTGCGCGGCGTCGGGATATTCGCGTATGTATACAGCATCTACACGAACTATCTGGGAATCAAGCACATTCTGGGCGCGGACGAGTTTATGGCATGGTCGCTGGCGATGATAATGGACATCTACCCTGAACCAGCAATATCATGGGCTTTAGGCGAATCTTTGACGGGGGATGCGCTGGGAAATATAGGAAAGATGCTTTTTGGAGGCCGGGGCCAAACTCCTCAATTCAGCACAGCATCTCAATATGTTATGGATCACGAGAAACGCGGCGATTCTGGTGATAAGTCGAACTATAAGGCGAAACACAGACCCGTATGGGAAGACAAGAAAAATAAACCGTTTCCACCGTTCCATCCGGTAGTGTACTCAGAAAGCGATGAGTGACGGCAAGGTTCATCACAAGAAGTGGAGGCAGGGTTGGATAGTCGCCCTGCCTCTTTCCTTAATTGTCTACGGTCTGGTAGACCCGTTTCATCCTGCGTGGAGTTGTTCACAGCTAGGATGCTTCTCTGGAAACACGGTGGTTTCTTTGGGGGTCTTGTTAGGCTACGGGATGGGAAGATACATCGACCCGGACTTGGATCAAATGGGGACAACCGGCGCAGAGGGGAGATTGGTGAACGAGATACCAATTCTGGGAGTGTTTTTATACGGACACTGGGCTACATACGGCGCGATATTCAGAAAACATCACAGATCGTTCTGGACACACTATCCAGGGGTCTCGACCCTAATTCGCTTAATTTACCAATTTTACCCACTATTTCTCATATTATGGCTAAAAGACTGGAATTATGCTTTTATTTGGCAAACATTTTGGGGAATGCTTTTAGGGCTTTCGCTGGCAGATTACCTCCATTTTCGAGAAGACAAACTCTCATTATTTTCTCGGTAAACACTTATTTGAATCTAAGGCAATTCTGTTTAGTTGTGATACACTATTGAAGGATTTGACGTAGGTTCAAAGGGAGTCCCTAGAGCGGTTCTATCTCCTCCTCCGCCACTGGCTGATTAACCAGAAGGGACTCCCCGAACATTTACAAGGGACAAAGAGATGGATCAAACAAGAAAAAGAATGACCGCCAAAGAACTGTACCGCTATCTGCCCACAGCTAAAGGCAGAGTGGCGATAGAGAATCTGCATGGAGGGATGGTGGTTAAGACAGAAACGGATTTACTGAACCTTCTTGCGGCTCCCGACCTGCACTACCACCTCAGAGAGATGTACCAGACCGCGCTAGACTGCTTGAGGGCGGAATGAAGAACACGTATAGCCTGTCCCGCTCATACATTTCAAAATGGAAACTGAAATACCCAGAGAAACTCCGCATACTTAGGAAAATGCTGGAAGATGCCTGGAAACAAGGGTACGAAGCGGGGGAATTGAAGGAAGCCACAAAGCACGCGAAAAATATCTCTAAGAAGAGAGTACGGGGGAGAACAAATTAGTTTCGCATAGTATTCAAGGTTTTTAAAAAGAGCAAACGATAATTTTGGGGGACTGTGCGTACCCCTGGCTTCTTGCCAGCCTTCGCTGAATCC